GTATAAGAAAAAAGTACTTCTGGCAACATCAAAAGTTCATGTATACATAATTCTTCTTGACACAAAATTCGTCTACCATACGAAATGCTTGAAAACTGTTGTATTTATGCGGTTCTACAGGATTTACGACCAGCTTTTAGAATCCCTTTTAGTACCTCAAAATACCCTTTAAAATACAATAATAGTGACACGATAGTGGCTTTTTTGATAACAATGTCCGATAATAATAGTGACACGTGTTTTTGAGGATTAGCTACCAAAATCGCAACATATCTCTGCCGCTCTTTCTTTTGCTCGTTTCAAAACGTGTCCATAGATGTCAAAAGTCGTGGAAGCATAGGCGTGTCCTATTCTTTCAGCCACAGTATTGACTGATATGTCCGCTTCGAGTAAAGAGGTAACATGAGTGTGTCGTAGATCATGGAAGGTAATATGTCGTTTAATACCAGCACCTTTAAGACACTGTTTGAAAACCCTTGCTATATTGGCAGGTGGAGTAGGTGTATCTTTTTTGAATAGACTCCCAAAAATGAAGTCTGTTGAGTAACCTAACTTCCTATAGTTTTCCTGTAGCTCCAATAAGAGACTGATAAGTTTGTCTGATATTGTGACTTCCCGATAAGATGCTTCTGTTTTAGGGGACACAATCTGATATTTGCCGTCAGCTCTTATTACTTGTTGGTGTACTGATATTTCCTTTTTGTCTACATTTAAGCAGTCCCATGTAAGACCTGCTATTTCACCTTCACGCATCCCTGTGTTATAAGCAAGGAGATAAATTACATACATACGGGCTTTGATTGTCTTTTCACCAGTGAGACGGAAGTAATCATAGAGAGGTTTTAGATAATCTAATATTTGTCTATGTTCATCTTCACTTACAATCTCCATATTTTTCTTAGTGCGTACCTTTTTCGGTATAGCACAATGTGTTACCGGATTTACCTTAATGTAATTGAGTTTTATCATGTAATTAAATAAACAGCTAAGTATCACTAAAGATAGTCTAATAGACCCCGTTTTTAAACCTTTATCATTTAAAATACTAATACCTTTATTGATCTCTTTAGTGGTTATTTGAGATACCTTTTTATACTTAAAGGTATCTACCCAAAAATTAAGAGCAAGTTCGTACCGCATAATAGTAGTTGGTTTAAGCATCTTAGTCTTGCAGGTAGTTATAAACTCGGCTACAACAGCCGGGAACAAGTCGTTATACTCTTGTTGGACTTCTAGTACCTCTTTCTTCCTCAAAAGTTCCCTAAGTGCTTTACGTGCTTCAGGGGCGGTATCTCTGATAACTGATAACCATTTTCTTTTTCCGTTCATAGGGTCAAGCTCTATTCTTGCTCTATATTTCCCTGTTGATAATTTAGTAACTGAACCCTCGCCTTTTGGTCTCCGCATAATAAATATTACGCTCCTTTCAAAGTAAATTTTTGGAGAAAATTTTGCGAGAGGGTGCTTAAAGTTGCGTGCGCTCCCACTTCCCCCATATGGGTGACACTTAGAACACCCGCAGAAACACAGAGAACCAGAGAGGGAGACAGCACAGAACAGACAGTAAGGCACTACAAGTATCCACTATACTTACACTTGTCACTTGTGGTGTGCTTAAGGTTACTATAAGTCACTATTTAAGCCACTGTCAAACGGTGAACATACGCTTATTTTTTAAATTTTTAGTACCTGATGCTAAATTCAGTTCACATAAAGTTTACAATAGTGGGACTAAAAGCGTCCCTAATGTGCTAAACTTTTCTTTATTTTAAATCTGTTATGCGGGAGACGTTCAGGTCACATTTAGTATCACGCAAAGAAAAACATAAATACCCTTAAAGGTTAGCTATTGAAGCCTTTAAGGGTATTTTTTCGTTGATCAGTTAAATTAAGTGTCACACATATAGAAGGGATAGGTGGAAAATAATCTTCAGAGTAAAGGATACTTATTCATTATTTACGTTGTATGTATCCAACTATTTCTATTAAAACATAATATAAGGCTAATCCTTTTAAAATACCAAAACTATATATTGCATAAAAAACACAACAATAAAAAACAAAAGACAAAACACCATCTACAAGAGGAGTCAACCGCCCACGTGCGTGCCCATTCAACCCAAAAAGAGCGGCAATAATCACACTAATAATAATAAATATTACATTAAAAATTGAAAAACTGGTATTTGATAAACCATTTAAAAATAATAAATAAATAAAATTACATATCCACCAAAGAAAACAAACTAAACCAATCCAATTAAAAATAACAATTAAACTACCCAAGTTAGTAGTCACTCCTTTCATCTTATAAGTAGTATTATAGCACATAAAAAAATATACACTTTGAGAATTTTGGATAACTCAAAGTGTATATTTTTATCATTCATCTTTTTTGTCTACTATCTGCAATTCTTTGCCAATAACTGCCAGTAATTTTTCTAATACATCACAACGAACAGAGCGTCGTTTAAACATATTGTGAACACTTTTTTCACTTTCGCCAGCTTTGTCTGTAATCTCTTTAAAAATATACTTGTTGTCTTTTACCAATTTTAAAAAATCGTCTTGAACGCTCATTATATCACCTCTTTAGCTAAATTATAACATCAGTAATAAAAAGATAAAAGACACGAAAAAGTGACTAAATTAAAGAGAAATGAAGATAACCTGCTAAAAGTAACTAAAAAGTGACCAAAATGGGATAATTTGACATTTTACAAAGTAACGAAAACGTGACTATAATAAACGCAAGAGGTAACGAAAACGTGACCCGAAAGAAAACAAGGAGGAAAACAAATAATGAGACATATTGATGTACAAGTAACTATGACGTGGCTAGATTTTAACTTTTGGGAAGGCGCAAAGGACACAGTGAATATTCTCATAGACTTTGACCTTATAAACACTGTGTGGGACAGATTGGCGGAACGTATAGAGGATAACTACGAGGAGGTCTCTGAAACAGATATAAATGACTTCTTCTGGTTTGAAACTGACTACATTGCTCAGGATTTAGGATACAAGGACTGGGAGGCACTCTTGGCACACCTCTATGGTTACGAAGAAGAAAGCGAGGAGGCAGAAGCATGAAAACAGTTTACAGCAAATTAATTCCTACCGAGGAATATGGTGAGTTTCTTCTAAGCTTCACCTGTCAGAAATGTTCAGAAAATAACGCAGTAGTCTTGAAGATAACCAACGAGGAAGGTTTCGAGTACCTACAGCAACGCTGTGAGAAATGCGGGGAACTGCATAGAGTATATGCTATCAACGGCTCACACAAAGGAACTATATTTCCTGCCTTCGTTCATTATGATTTAGAAGAATTCGAGAAAGTATTAACTAAACGAAAAGTTAAATCTATATGCGGCTACACTACTGATCTAACACTGAATGAGTGGTTTAACGGTTCTATAGGTGAGCTGGGGCAATCAGAGAAAATTTTAAAAGACCTTAAGGCAAGAGCTTACGAACACCCTGTAAGGTTCTCCGTAGACGAAAATGGGATGTTTTGTCAGCAGTTTTATAAAGGCTTTAAGGGTATCACAGCAGTAGCCTTTAAGGACATCACAAACGTCTACTCTACTTTGAACTATTTCTTTATTGTCACATACACAAACTTTACCAGAAATATAGCGGTTATAGAAATGGAGTGATGAACAGAGAATAACCATTTGTGTCTTGTCGCTGACCTTTAGAGCAACCTAGAGGTTAGCAGAGAGGATACAACCTCTATAAAACAGTCAAGGAGGAGTTTACATGATCGACAGTATCGAACAACTTACACTCAGGACAGGGCAAGAAGTAATCATAATGAGCCACAGGGATATTATTGACACAATAAGGGATACACTAGGTGACCCGCTGGCTGACCTTGTAGCCGCTGAACTAGCTCACGCAACCAAAAGCTACGAAGATGAACTAAAAGGCTATGAAGCAAGCATACAAGAGAAAGAGGGTATAGCAGATAGTTACGCCGCAGCCCTGCGGGATATTAGTGATGAATTAGAGGTACTAGAGGGACTGCTGGAAGCCCCACGGCTGAACAGAGATAAAGTTAAAACTAGTACCGAAAATATCAGAAAAATTATAGATGAAACATTTTAAACAGGAGGGAATTTATTATGACAAAAGACAAAATTATCATGGTTCTTGTCTTAGCTAGCCTAGTGATTGACTGGGACACAACTTTAAGGAACTTCGGGCTATAAAGCGTTGTCTTGCTAGTGCCTACAAGCTGACTTGTGGGCACTATGGAGGATAACTCCAAGGGTTCCACTTTGGCACCTAAAGAATGACTAAAAAGATAACAGGAGGAATGATTTTATTATGAACAACACCAACAAAATTCAAGTATTCCAAAATGAAGCTTTTGGACAAATGCGGGTAATAGTGAAAGATGGTGAGCCATGGTTCGCTGGTAAAGATGTAGCGGAGGCATTAGGTTACTCTGATCAGAAAGATGCTATAAAGAAGCATGTTGATTATGAAGACAAGCAAATTATTCAAAGGGGGCAAATCACCCCTTTTGAAAATAATATTCCAAAAGAAGTTTTGCCTTGTAATTTTGTATGTGCAGATATCCCTACTAGAGGCTTAACTTTTATCAATGAGAGTGGAGTGTATTCCTTAATATTACGTTCAAAACTCCCTGCCGCAAAACAATTCAAACGTTGGGTAACCTCGGAAGTCCTTCCGGCGATCCGCAAGCACAAAATGTATCTCACACCTGAAACTGCAAAGGAAGCCATAGACGACCCTAGTGTATTTCTTGCTAAAGCTATGTTAGTGGCTAATGATGTTATTGAGCAACAGAAGACCAAGATTGTCGAACAACGTCAAGAAATCTTAAAACTGGCACCGAAAGCCGAAAAGTACGACAAGTACATGAAAGCCGAGGATAGCTATACGGTGTCTGATGTTGCTATGATGAATGGTTTATCGCCTGATAAACTCTTTAACTACTTAAGGAATATTGGGTGGCTCCGTAAGCCATACAGAGGGGCACACGAACTCACCAAGAACGCACCTACGGGTTATTTTAAGATTATCCGTACCTATTTTAATGGCTGTGTGCGTGGTACTCAAATCAGAGTGACCGTTGAGGGTTACCGTAATATCAGCAACTTATTATCTGCTAGAAAAGCTTTATAAATTACCTAAAAACTATACAAATGGATAGCGATATACAATAAATAAAACCTACCTTTTTGCTTATGATTACAATACGAACATAAAGCGAACAAATTGTAAACAAAAAGTGTTACAGAAAGGTGGGTTTATTTATTTTCGCCTTGAATACCGAACATAAGTTTGCAATAATACTATAGTCACAAATAAATGTTCGCATAAAAGGAGGACGAAGTAAATGGAAAAATGGATTGAAATGTTTGGTGAGGAAGCAGTAAGTAAGCAACTTGAACTTGAAGCCCGCTATAAGGTTATAGGACAAGAAGCAACCCGTAGAGCCTATGAACAAGCACGTACAGAAGACGGTGGAGTCACTCGCACCAACCTAGGGCAGAAGATTTTAGGACATCAATTTGAAGCAGTGAATACTGGAATTAAAACATTTATTGATGCCTGTTTGAAACCACACAGAGGAACAAAACCAAGTTATGTTTTGATCGTCGAAAATATTAAGGAAATATATGGCGAACATGAAGAACGTATGTTTGGAATTATAACCTTGACAGTATTCTCGGTGTTACTTAATGGCGTCTTACGGAAAAACTGCCAGCACTCTAATTTATGTCAGACCATTGCTAAAGAACTCTATGACGAAGTAAAGTTACAAGCATTTCTTAATTGCCACGAAGGGAAAGCCACAAGTGTCCTCACAGGTTTAGAAAAACGTGTTCAAGCACTGTATCGACGTGCATATGCTTTAGCACGTATGGAGCATGAGAATTTTTCGTTTGCGGAATGGAACAAGCAAGATGCTATGCAATTATCCGCTAGTTTAATTCAAGTTGTGCTTAAGGTCAGTAACTACTTTGAAGAATATAAGCATGACAATATTTTAGAAATTCAACCCTCTCAAAGTCTTCTTGACGGTTGGAATAAGAACGAAGCAAAAATTATTGAGTCGTCTTATCGCTTATGCCCGACGATCTTACCGCCAAGGCAATGGGAGAACTATATGGACGGCGGGTACTATGGAGAGTTACAAAGTACCTCTAAGCTTCTAAGAGTGCACCGTCAGCAGGACGTTTTTACTAAGTCTTATATGTCTACGCTAAATCAGTTGGAGCTTGAAGGAGTACGCAAGGCTATCAATGCAATTCAAGCTACTCCTTGGGTAATAAATAAAGAAGTCTTGGAGGTACTACAAGAATTAGTCAAACGTGGTGGCGGTATCGCAGGTATACCGAACCTCAAAGAAAGCGTACCGCCTAGTGTTTTACCACCCAACTACACGGATGAACAACTTAAGGCACACAAAAAGAAACTTGCAGGCTGGTACAGAAGTGAGACAAGGCGTAAAAGTATTTGTCTTAGAGCTTTAACCAATATCAGAACTGCTGAAGAATTTAAAGATTATGAAAGAATATATTTTCCCTGCAATATGGATTTTAGGGGACGTGTTTATCCGATACCTAGTTTTAATTTCCAAGGTGATGACATCAATAAATCACTGATCTTATTTGCAGACGCACCAGCTTGTGAAGACGAGAATTGCTGGGACTGGTTACTTATTGAAGGAGCTAATTTAGCTGGTGTAGATAAAGTCAGCTATGATGACCGCAAGCAGTGGGTACTGGATAATGAGCATTTGATTTTAATGTCTGCGAAGGAACCGTTAGGGAACTTATGGTGGGCAGAACAAGACTCCCCCTGTCAATTCCTTGCTTGGTGTTTTGAATATAAAAAAGCTAAGGAATATATCAAGGAACACGGTAGCATCATAGGGTTTACTACAGGTATCAATGTAGCTTTTGATGGTACGTGCTCAGGGCTTCAGCACTTCAGTGCAATACTTAGAGACCCTATTGGTGGACAGGCGGTAAACCTCGTACCTTCAAATAAACCTAATGATATTTATGCTATTGTCGCCGCAAAAGTCAATGAGGTGCTAAAAGAAGATGCCCGAACTGGCACTACAGACGAAGATGCGGAAGACAAGGAGGGTAATAGTTACCTTAAATACGGTACAAGGACTTTGGCTCAACAATGGTTAGCCTTTGGGGTTACCCGAAAGGTAACAAAACGCTCTGTTATGACTCTTGCATATGGTTCTAAGGAATATGGATTTCGAGATCAAATTTTGGTAGATACTATTCAACCTGATATTGATGCTAAAGCTGAAGCTTCTATTTTTGCAGACAGTAAGAACCAAGCGGCTCGGTACTTAGCTAAATTAGTATGGGATGCTGTAGGTACGACCGTAGTTAAAGCTGTAGAGGGTATGAAATGGTTACAAGATTGTGCAAAAGCTGTTACCAAAGACAAACAGGTTGTGTCGTGGATTACACCAATGGGCTTACTCGTTCAGCAATCGTACATGGAAGTCAAGTCTACGACCGTTATGGTACGGTGTGCTGGAAAGCGACTGCGTTTATATGATAACACCGCAACAGGGGACATTGACAAACGTAAACAAGCATCAGGTATAGCACCTAATTTCATTCATAGTATGGACGCCGCACATCTTCAGTTGACAGTTTGTAGTTGTGTAGACCAAAATATCAAACATTTCGCAATGATACATGATAGCTATGGCGCACCTTTAGCACAAGCACAGAAAATGTATGAGATTGTAAGACAATCTTTTATCACGATGTATACCGAAAATGATGTCTTGGAAAATTTCAGAAATGATATGAGTCTCTTGACTACTCAGAAATTACCTAAACCACCCCAAAAAGGTGATTTAGACATCAATATAGTTTTAGATAGCAAGTACATCTTCTCGTGACAAATGTCCTGTGGTAGAAAGTGTCACAGATATTGGAGAAAGGAACCATAAGGTAACTTAAAGATTACCTGATAGTTTTACTAAGGGTATTATTTATAGATTGTCTTATAAATATAACTACTATTAGTCATAACCTATATGGTTCCTTAAAGTCTCCTAAAAGAAAACCTAAGGAGGAATTAAGTAATTATGAACAGACAAGATTTTGAAAGGTATATTGAGCAAGGAGGTCGGCTGTTTGTCGTCCGTGATGATATGGACGATGATAATGGGTCTGGTTGGCTCAAAAAAGGTGAAATAGTTGAACTCAAATGTGATGATGGATCATCCTGTCCTTCTTTCTACTACCCTAATAAAGAAAAAAGAGAAAGAAGGTATCCTCAGGATGATTGGAGGTTTATTAACTTATGCAGTCTTAATGCTTACGCACAAGTTAGCAACGCACACTACGACACCTTACATCAACCAATAGAAACCATGCAAGCCAATATGACACCCGAAGCATTTCGTGGTTACCTGCGTGGTAATATCATCAAATATACGTGTCGTATAGGACGTAAGGATGGCGAAGGAGAGCTTAAGGAAGCTAAGAAAATACAAGACTACGCAAAATGGCTCGTTGAGAGTCTTGAAGGTAAAACTATTAACCCGAGAGAGGTAGGTAAATAATTATGAGAGAAATTGATATTTACGTCGGTCAAAAATATCGTGTTAAAGAAGATGTAGCATCATATATTAAGCGTGGTGCTGTAGTAGTCATTAGAAAGAAAGATGGAGAGTTTTATCGCGTACAAGATCTATCTAAAAATAAATATTTGGATGGTCGCTGGTGGCTACATTACAGTCGTTTAGAACCCCTCAAAGGTATCGACCCTGAGGAAATCGAAGAGGGGCTTAGAGTTCACCATAAAGAGTGTGGGAATGGTACTGTAGCTACTGTCTCTACTAAGCTCTTTGTGATTAAATGGGATAAAAAGTCATCGACGCAAAATATATTTTCTCGTGGAGGGCACTTTTCATGGGACAACAAACGTCTTTGGAGCTGTGAAGAATTAACCATTCTTAATGAAAAAGACTCAGCATCAGATTACTTGCAAAAATTACTAAAGGAGTGCGACGAAGCACTTTTTGACGCACTTTATGACTATTCAAAAAGACAATGCAAAGAAGCACTAGAAGAATTAAAAAGATTAAATACACTAAACGAAGAAAAATTAGACGGGCATCGTGAAGGTAATAAAATCATTTTTACCCTCGTTAAAGGCGATAAAACAATAGAAGCATCTGCATCTTGTAGCCCTGATGACACCTTCGACTACATTACAGGTTCTCAAATTGCGCTTGCTAGACTTGCTCAAAAATGTGGTAAACCTGCAAAAGTATATCTACCAAAAGATACTAAAGATTTTCAAATTGAATTTATCTAAGCGTCACAGATAGTGGGGAAAGAGTCGACAAACTCTGACCTCACTTTTTGTTTAACTGAAAGGAGGTGAGAGAAATTACAGCAACTCCAGCTTCAAAGAAAACTAAGGCACTTACAATCGACATCAAGGTTCTAAAGCCTGATGCAGTTTTGCCTGAAAGTAAGACCGAAGAAGCGGCTTGCTATGACCTTGCTGTCTGTGGGGAACATTATTTACCACATGGGCAGAGCACTATTGTACCGCTTGGTTACGCTCTTGGTATTCCTAAAGGCTACCATGCAGAGATTTACTTAAGGTCTTCAGTTGGTGCACATAGCCGTCTTAGACTTGGTAATGGTGTTGGTATCATTGATAGTGATTATACAGGCGAATTATGTTTAATCGTTGATAACACAGCAGACTACCCATGCCGTTTGTTTCATGGCGACCGTATCGCACAAATGCTTATCAAAAAGAACGAAGATGTAGTTTTTAAGGTCGTTAAGGAACTAAAGGACACTAAACGTGGTTCCGGCGGTATTGGTTCTACCGGGAAATAATAAAGAAAGAGGATGATAAAAATGTTAACAGTACATGATTTTAAAGTAGGTATGAAAGTAAAGGCTATTGCTAGTGACCCTAAAGGTTTAATAGGTGAAGTGAAGGGTTTAGATGCTGATGGCACAATAGCAGTTGCTTTTGAGGGCTTCAATGGACACACTTGTTTCGGTAGTCTAGAAAAAGACAATGGGTGGTGGATGTTTCCGGCGGACCTGGAAATTATTTCTAATACTGAGGAAACTTGCAGTTTACCTACTGTAGAAAAAGACAACATTGAGGAAGTATGCGCGAAAAGTGATCCACGTTTACGCCTGCTGTCTGCCTATGAAGCTTACGAACAGGCAATTCAAATGAAAAAAGATGCACTGGATGAAATCAAACAAATTTTAAAAGAAATGGAGAGTATCTAATATTGGCAAAAAGACAAATTTATACAACTGCTAAAGGTGTAGCAATGTACCCGCACTTGCGGAAACCTGAAACCTACGAAGGACAAGAAATAGGTTTGACAATCAAATTGATGCTTGAAGCAGAGGAAACCGAAAAATTCAAAGCGTTCCTCATGGGGGAAGTAGAGAAAGCAAAATCTATGCCGGAATACAAAGGCAAATCCTTTGCTAATCCTAATATTGGCTTAGGCGAAACAAAAGATGGTGATGAATATTTCAAATTCAAAACTAAATCTACTTTTACTAATAAACAAGGGGAAACCTTTAAGAAAACGGTTCCGATTTATGACAGTAAAGGTAAACCGTTGCCGGATAACGTGGAAGTAGGTTCCGGCTCTATTGTACGTGTCGCTTATTCTGTTAACCCCTATTGGAAAAATAAGACCATGAAAGGGGTTACGCTTTATCTTGAAGCAGTACAGGTTATTGAACTTAAGGAGTATGGTCAGCAAGATGCAGGTGCTTTCGGCTTCGGTATTGAAGAAGACGGATATGTTGTGGCTGATGCGGAAACCGTTGAGTCGCCTTTCACTGGTGATGAAGATACTGAAAATGGAGCTGACTTTTAATAGCCACACGTAAATTTTTCAGTAGAACAGGTGGTTATGCGTTCGCTCAGACACCATATCGTAGCGGACTGGAAGATAGATTAGCGGAACAACTCAAAAATGCTGGTATTGATGCCTCTTACGAGAAGCATAAAATCAAATATGTTATCCCTGCAACTAATCACACCTATACACCTGACTTTGTGTTACCGAATGGTATCATCATAGAAGGTAAAGGGCTTTTTGAAGCAGAGGACAGAAAGAAGCACCTGCTTGTAAAAGAACAGATGCCGCATTTAGAAATCCGTTTTGTCTTCAGTAATCCGACCACAAAACTTTATAAAGGCAGTAAAACCAGCTATGCAGACTGGTGCCTGAAATACGGCTACAAGTTTGCTAAAGGTTATATTCCTGAAGAATGGCTTAGAGACACCAATAAGTACAGCTTAGAAGGAGTTTTATTGAAATGATTAAACTTCGAGAACGTGCTGAAACTTTAGGTGTCGTTTTGTTTTTTAAGGATACCAACACTAATAACCTAAAAGATTACTACAGACAATGCCGACAAACTGGTGCCCTTGATACAGGCGTGCACTTTTTTGTGACACCTGAAGGTGCCATAGAGACGGACAGATCTATAGAAACCATAGCTGGGTGGAACTTACCTGATAATGAGGTATCAATCTATATCCTCGTTCAAACAAGCACTGGAAAGCCTAGTGACAGTCAAAGCTATGTGCTTACTAGACTTATTGCAGACTTGCAGAAAAAATATAAAGATTTAAAAACAATCGAAAGGACTGAATAGAATGGAAAGTGAGGTCGTCCTCACACATCAACCTTGCCCGGACTGTGGAAGTAGTGACGCTCTCACAGTCTATACAGACCACACCTTCTGTTTTTCCTGTGAAACTCACCATAATGGAACAGGAGACACACCAAAGGAACATCCAAAGGCTTTAAAAGGCACCATACATCCACAGGATATGACTTTTGAAGCATTAAGTAAACGGGGGATAACACAGACGACCTGTCGTAAGTATGGTTATTATGTAACTACCTACAACGGTGACCCTTGTCAAGTTGCCTGCTATTGTGATGACAGTGGTAACATTATCGGGCAAAAATTACGGTTCGCTGATAAACACTTTAGCGTCCTTGGGAACCTATCTCACCGTTTCTTTGGGCAACACTTATGGGCACAAGGGAAACGCCTTGTAATCACGGAAGGTGAAATAGATTGTCTTACAGTCAGTCAAGTAGGTGGTAATAAATATCCAGTAGTATCTATACCAAACGGCTGTCAGTCAGCAAAAAGAGTCTTTAAAGAACAACTTGAATGGTTGAATAACTTTGAAGAAATCATAGTAATGTTTGATATGGACGAACCGGGGCGCAAAGCGACAGACGATGTTTGTCGTATTTTACCCCCGGGAAAACTCAAACTTGCGTATCTACCACTGAAAGACCCTAACGAATGTTTGATTGCTGGGCGACCTGACGCAATCTTAGATGCAATTTTTCAAGCTAAAACATACAAGCCTGACGGTATTATTAATGGTACTGAACTATGGGAAATCTTAAAGGATGAACCTGACGAAGACCAAGGTTACCCTTTTCCGTGGAATATACCCCTTCAGGAAATGACACTTGGTATCCGTAAAGGTGAACTAATCGTAATTACGGCTGGTTCGGGTACAGGCAAAACAACATTTGTGAGACAAATAGTTCACCATTTTGGTGTAGGTTTGAAACTCAAAGTTGGTATGATGATGCTCGAAGAAAACATCAAAAGAACCGCTAAGGGACTTATGGCAGTCCAAAGTGGGAAACGGCTTGCCCTGAATAGGCATCTTGTTTCTGACGAAGAATACCAAAAAATCTATAATGAAACACTTGGTAACGGCAATTTTGTTTTTTATCAGCATTTTGGTTCACTTGAAAGTGATAACTTAATGTCGAAGATACGGTATCTTGCTGTTGCCGAAAAATGTGACTTTATTATTCTTGACCATATCACGATCGCAATTAGTGGTCTTGATATTGAAAATGAAAGAAAAGCCACAGATGTACTTATGACCAACCTTAGGTCTCTTGTAGAAGAAACCGGGGTTGGTCTTTTGATTATCTCGCATCTGAAACGTGTAGATGGTCAACCTGCCGAAGAAGGTGGAGCAATCAGTCTCAGTCACCTGCGTGGATCTCATGCTTTGGCACAACTATCTGACGGTGTTTGGGCACTTGAAAGAAACCAACAAGCGGAGGACTTAGAGGAAAAGAACCTTGTAAAAATAAGAGTCCTTAAGAACCGACACTCTGGGGAAACAGGGCTGGCAGGGTATTTGAAATATGACAAAGAGACAGACCGCTTGGAAGCAACTACTAAAAAACGTGAGTCTAAAGCAGACTACTTTAAGGAGGATACAGAAAGTGATTTTTAATAAGAAAGATAAGCAACGTAAGAAAAATAGAGTACGTAAAAGTACCTTCAAATTTGCTGAACTTTGCTCAATGTTGGACTTCATTGAACCGAAGCCAAGACTGGAAAGCCAAAATAACTTTTGGTTTATCTTTAATAGACTTATGGAGGTACGAGATCGTGAAATTACCCGTTGTTGATACGACTATTTCTTTAACAGAAATACCCGATAAAGTAACCGTAGTGTTTCTTATTGGTAACTGTCATGGAAAATGCCCCGGGTGTCATTCTGAATATCTCAGTATCCCGTTACCTAAAAACAGTTGGGTAGACTTTGATATTATCCAAAAAAGAGCACAGGAACAGAAAAACTTAGGTGCGAACGCTATTCTTCTAATGGGTGGTACAACGAACGGTATCCCGTTACCTATCCTTCAGGAAGCTATTAAAAGACTGTCTGAAATTCTCCCGGTAGGGCTTTACAGCGGTGCCTCTTATAATTCGACAATCAATAAAGAGTTACGAAAAAATATAAATTTAACTTGGTTAAAAACAGGTGAATTTATTGAGGAAAAAGGCGGTCTTGATAATTCACAGACCAACCAAAAGTTTTTCGTTCGTGACCTTAAAAGTAAAGAATGGAAAGATGTTACATACCTCTTTCAAAAGTCTTAAGAAAGGAGAAAAAGTTGAAAGAACTTTCAAAAGAATATCTATCAGATAAAGAAAAATTTATAAATACTTTCATCAATGCTGAAAACCCTGCAACTGGAAGCGCAGTTGATAGTAATGCCAATGTTACAAATAAAACCTTGGCGGTTTTAGAAGCAGAGCTATTCAAACAAGAATATATCCAAGTCAACAGAAACAGGGTGTATTCTAAACTTTTAGAAATGTTTGGGGCTGAAGTAGCAGATAACTATTTGCGAGACATTAAGGAGCATTTAATTTATATCCACGATGAAACCAGCTTACGACCATACTGTGCTTCCATCACACTTTATCCGTTCTTGATGGAAGGTACTAAAACTCTCGGAGGAACCTCTAAGGCACCTAAGAACCTTCAGTCTTTCTGTGGTTCTTTTGTGAACCTTGTCTATCAGGTTGCGTCTGATTTTGCAGGAGCTGTAGCTACTGTTGAGTTTCTTATGTACTTTGATTACTTTGCTAAAAAGACCTATGGAGCAAACTATCTGACTACACATACAGCAGAAATTGCACAGGAACTTCAAGGCGTTGTTTATGCTATGAACCAACCTGCCGCCGCTCGTGGTGCACAATCAGTCTTTTGGAACATTTCGGTGTTTGACTCTAACTACTTCAAGGCTCTGTTTGATGAATTTTATTTTCCGGACGGATCTACGCCTGATTATAAAAGTGTAGAAGCTCTGCAAAGATACTTTATGAAATGGTTTAGGAATGAACGCAGAAAAGAACTGCTGACATTCCCGGTACTCACAGCGGCGTATCTTGTAGACCCTGAAAGTCATCTTCCAGTTGACCAAAGTTTTACTGAAATGCTGGCAACAGAAATGTCTAAAGGGCACAGCTTTTTTCACTATGAGAGCACTTCAGCAGACTCATTGTCTTCGTGTTGCCGCTTGCGTAATGAAATGGCAGACAATACTTTCAGTTACACATTGGGTGCTGGCGGTGTATCAACAGGGAGCTTTCAAGTTATTACAATGAGCCTGAACAGGCTTATGCAAAAATGTATCAGTGAGAGATACGACTACTATACTCCTAAACAGACAGTAGCCCGTATCCATAAATACCTAGTGGCGTTTCACAGCATTGTGCAGGAATACATTGATAAAGGCATCCTCCCCTCTTATCAGGCAGGTTACATTGCACTTGATAAGCAGTTTGGAACTATCGGAATAAATGGTGCGCTTGAAAGCTTTGAGTGGTTCACTATGCGGGAGCGTATGGAAACTAACGACTACACTGATTACCTTGGCGTTATTCTAGCAGGGATAAAAGAAGACAATAAAAAGGCTCGTGAAATTTACGGCATCCGCTTTAATACCGAGTTCGTCCCCGCTGAAAACCTTGGTGTCAAAAATGCTAAGTGGGATAAAGAAGATGGGTTATGGGTTCCTCGTGATTGCTATAACAGCTATTTCTTTCCGGTCGAAGATAATTCTTTGACTATTTTGGACAGACTTAAATATCACTCTGAGGAAGTCTCACAATACCTTGATGGTGGTGCGGCTTGCCATTTAAACCTGAACCAACTTCCCACAGTAGAGCAGGCTAAAGCACTTATTGAAATCGCTTGTCGGCTTGGTGTGCCATATTGGACAACTAACGTCCTTTGTACTATCTGCAAGTCTTGTGGGACGATTGATCCAGTAACCCGCTATGACAAATGCCATACTTGTGGCTCGAAAGAATTAGATTACGGAACAAGGGTTATTGGCTACCTTAAACCAATCTCGTCGTTTGCTAAAGGAAGACAAATAGAAGCCGCAAAACGGCACTATATGAAAGGAATTGATAAACAATGTTAAGAAAAATCTATAAAAGTTTGGCTCTCTTTTTTGAGAAAGTAAACTACAAATGTATCGACATGGAATTTAATCGTGCTGAAAAAGACCGTAAGCACTTACAAAAGGTGGAAAAAGCCCTTTTTGAAGCTCGGGCTAAAGTCTTACTGGAAATTAAAGAGCTGGAAACTGAATATCAGTTAGAAGACTGATCTATGATTGCTTACTTTGATATTGAGACAAACGGACTGTATCAGGACGTAACTCAGGGTCATTGTATGGTTATCAAAATGGATGATGAAGTCCTTAAATTTCGCCGCCACGAGGGGGTACATCAGGGAGCCTTAAAACTCCTTGAAGTACTCCAACAAGGCGGCTTTATTTGTGGACATAACATTATTGACTATGATATTCCGACCTTAGAGAAACTTTTTCCTGATGTGATTTTTGACCGAAAATATCGTGGTCAAATAATAGACACTCTTGTTTTAGCTCGCTTGATTTACAGCAACATTAAAGATAAAGACTTCGGTCTAATGAAAGCTGGCAAAATTCCCGGTGACCTTGTGGGTTCTCATAAGCTCGAAGCATGGGGTTATCGCTTGGGAGTCTTTAAGGGTACTTATGGTAAGCAAGAGAACGCTTGGGCTGAGTTTAGCGAAGAAATGTTAGATTACAATGTTCAGGACGTTATCGTAACAGAACAACTTCACAAGCTATTGGAAAGCACTACTTATCCTAAAGGTGCTATTGAATTAGAACTTCAAGCACAGTGGTTGATGTCAAAGCAGGAGCGTAACGGCTTTCCGTTTGATATCTTTAAAGCTCAGGAGTTGGAAGAAAATTTGAGAAAAAGAAGTGCTATTTTAGATGCTCTAATTCGCAAGGAAGTACCGCCTATCCCCGGTAAGGTTTTCATACCGAAAAGAGATAATAAAAAACTTGGATATAAAGCTGGTGTACCTATCCAGCGTTATAAAGACTTTAACCCAAACAGCAGACAGCAACTTGAATGGGTTATTACAAAACATTTTAATTATAAGCCTGATAATGACGAACTCTACGAAGATACTCGACTGAAGATTGACGATATTACTTTTGGGTTCATTAAGGCTGACCCAAAGGCACCTGAAGCACTTAGAGCACTTGCTGTGCCTATGGAAGAATACCTTATGGTTTCTAAAAGGCTTGGACAAGTAAGCGACGGGAAAATGGCGTGGCTGAAAATGGTTCAGGCAGATGGTCGTATCCACGGACGTGTCAATCCTTGTGGTGCTGTAACTGGTAGGGCAACCCATTCTTACCCGAATGTTGCCCAAGTACCGGCTGTTGGTAGCCCCTATGGGAAGGAATGTCGCAGTTTATTTAAGGTGCCTGACGGGTGGTATCAAGCTGGTGTTGATGCCAGTGGTCTTGAACTTCGTTGTTTAGCACACTTTATGGCACCATATGATAACGGTGCTTATGCCCATGAAATCCTTAATGGTGACATTCACACAGCTAATCAGATTGCCGCAGGGTTACCTGAAAGAAATCAAGCCAAGACATTTATTTATGCTTTTTTGTATGGTGCGGGTGACGCTAAAATTGGCAGAATTGTGCACGGTGATGAAAAAGACGGGCGACGTTTAAAGAAAGAATTTTTGAAGAAGACACCAGCTATTGCTCAACTTAGAGCCGCCATAGAGAACACTCTCGTAGAAAAGAGAGGTCTTCGTGGAAACATCATTAAATGGCGTAGAAAGTACCTTAAGGGACTAGATGGCAGACCGCTTCATGTACGATCTATCCATTCTGCACTTAATTTACTTTTGCAGTCGGCGGGTGCACTTATCTGCAAAAAGTGGATATTACTTCTTGAAGAAAATCTTATTGCTCTTGGGCTTGACCACGGTAAAGACTTTCAGTACATGGCGTGGGTTCACGATGAAGTACAGGTTGCCTGCCGGACAAAAGAGATTGCTGAAACTGTCGTCAAGGTAGCTCAGGACTCCATGAGACAGGCACAAGACTTTTTCGGGTTTAGGGTGCAACTGGATACCGAAGGAAAGATAGGGAGGTCGTGGTGCGATTGTCATTAATTTTATGTATGCTTTTAGCCTCCTTTTACTTTCAAGAGGTTACCCTGACAGCCTACACAGCATCCGTTGAGGAATGTGGTAAGGCTGATGGGATAACCGCAAGTGGCACAAAGGCGACCCAAGGACGAACTATAGCCGCCGATCATCTGCCTTTTGGCACTCACGTAGAAATCGACGGACACATTTATACCGTTGAAGACCGTTTTGGTGGCGGTTATACAGACAAAATTGATATTTACTTTGATAACTATATAGATGCTATCAACTTTGGCAGACAGCAAAGGATTGTCAGAGTTTATTACTAAGGAGGAAATTAATTATGTATGAACCTATTATTGACCCTATGATTTTCTATTTGATAGAATTGGTGGAAAAGCTACAACTAGCCCCTATATTTGTATTGTTTATGGGAGTCTTGTTCGGTTTCTCTCTCCTACTCTATCTTATGGAAGCTGATTTACCAACAAGTAAAGAGAATAAAATCATAAAAATTGCTATTACCATTTTCGGTGTATTATTTATTACAACTTCCCTTTTAGCATTCCTTGCGCCCTCTAAAGACACTATGTACAAAATGCTGATTGCCAAACAGGTGACCCCTCATAACCTACAGGTCACCGGGGAAACCGTTGATAAAGCACTTGATAAATTAGCAGAAAAAATCATCAATGTAACTCAGGAGGTCAAAAAGTAATATGGCGAAGAAAAAGCCGACTATTGTCAATATTTCCTGCCCTAAATGTGAAAGACCATTATTGATCTTAGGTAACCTTGTAGAACCCACTAAGGTTACCATTCAGTGCCCTTGTGGATACACTTTGAAAACTAAGGATATTACAGGAGATAAGCTATGTGGTGGGACATCAAAATAAAAGAAAAACCAAAATGTAACCATAGTTATAAAAAAAGGGGTATGTACTTTTCAGATTTAAAAACACGTTTCTCTAATGATTTTGATGAAATAATTATTTATGAACACAGTAGATGTGAACTTTGTGGTCTTGATAAAAAGGAACGTCTATATACAGAGAAGTTTCCACCTTCGATGTATAGAGATAATCTTGAAAAAAGTTTTCTAATAGAAAAGTTAGAACGGAAAGGTATCCCTTCTGAATTAGAATACAACTTGAGCCTTTGGAAGAAAGATAAGAATGCTATAGGAGGTAGTGAAAATTGACCCCACACTATAAAAAAGAACTCCAAAGTATTGCCGACAAACATGGTTACTCTGTCCGCTCAGAAGAACGCCTTGACGCATTATCAGACAAATTCTTAGGGCAAGTAGTTAAGTATGGGAGGATGTATTGTCCTTGCCAAAACGTCCGTAATGAAGACTCCATTTGTCCTTGTAGATATATGAGGTCTTACAGTGTCTGTAGGTGTGGCTTGTTTACGAAGGGAGAGCCTAATGGCAACCAAAAAGAAAACAGCTAAGACCTTCTTTGACTACTACCCGGACTTTCCTCGTGATAAGTCACATCTTGTCCAGCTCTGTCTCCCACGTGAAAAAATGAATAACAAAAAGACACCTCAGTTTCCCTTGATGTACTCAGAGAAACTTGATGGTGTCTTTTGTTTTGCCGTATGTGATACCACAAGTGCCCATATCTTTAGCCGTACAGGTGAAGAATATCTAAGCCTTGAACATCTTAAACCGGAGCTGTACGACATTGCCACGACACTCTGTACTGATGTAATTATATTTGAAGGATACGCCAAAGGTGTACCTCAGCCGACAATCAGCGGGTGGTGTCGTGATACTAAGAACCAGCATTATGAAGTTGGAGCCTATGTACATGATGCTTTAAGTCTTGACGAGTTTTTTGGGACTTGTGAAATTCGTACTTATGAAGAACGCTCGAAAGATTTAGAACGTATCGGATTTTGGCAATGTTATCATCACACCTTCCTTGTACCGCAATACTACGCAGATACGTGGTCAGATATTGATAAAGCCGCAACCCGAGTTTGGAATGCAGGCGGAGAGGGGTTAGTTGTGAGAGATCCTAAGGCTGGATATTATCCCGGTAAACGAAATGAAACGATGCTTAAAGTTAAGAAGGGTATCAGCTATGACCTAAAAGTCCTCAGTCTCCAAGAGGGTACTGGAAAATATAAAGGCATGGCAGGTGCGCTTGTTTGTCAATTCCGGGATGATAAAACAATTACTGTTGGTACAGGTCTTACAGATGACCAAAGGAAACGCTGGTGGTCTGAGTTCTTTTATAACGAGATCGTGGGAAAAATCGTACAAATTGACGCTATGGCTGAGAGTACCAAAGGTGTCCTGAGAGAGCCAAGATTTAAGGGCATACGTCACGACAAAACAGAAGGAGACTTTTGATATTGAATAAACAACCAATGCAGATACTCTTTGATGCTGATATGGTGGTCTTCAGGGCGACCTCAGCGTGTGAGCGGGAAATAACTTGGTATCCTGATTTTTCAACATTACATTGTGATCATAACGAAGCTAAGACTATCGTTGATGATACTGTAGCTCATATTACTGAAAAAGTGTTGCGGCATTACAGTTACGAAGGTAACTATGAGATTATAATGTGTTTCTCTGATGATACAAACTTCAGAAAGAAAATCCTGCCAACCTATAAATTGAACCGAATGGGAAAAAGAAAACCCTTAGGATACTTAGGTGTTAAACAGTGGGTGTCTGAAAATTATACTTGTTATCAGAGACAAAGCCTTGAAGCTGACGACTGTATTGGCATCTTGGCTACCCTTAAAGGCACTAAGTCAGTAATCATAAGTGGCGATAAAGATTTTAAAAGTATTCCCGGTAGTTTCTATAACTTAATCAGTGATACTTTCGTAGAGACAAGCCAAGAGGAAGCAGACTATAACCACCTTTATCAAACCTTGGTTGGTGATACTGCGGACAACTATAAAGGTTGCCCGGGACTTGGGGCGGTTGGAGCCAAGAAACTGTTAGACCAGTCCGCAACTTGGGGAACTGTTGTAAGTGCTTTTGAGAAAAAAGGATTGACTGAAGGTGAAGCTTTGATACAAGCACGGGTAGCTCGTATTCTTAGAGCTGAAGACTACGACTTCAAAGCAAAGAAACCTATCCTTTGGACTCCTAAGTGTCACATATAAATACAAAATGCTAAGTGTCACATAAAGAGACGAAGACAAACCAAAAGTTATAACAGAGGGAGGTCTTAAAGAATACTTTTAGATGACGAAATGAAACTTCCATTTGTCCATAATGACCTTATAGATTACCTAAAGTCTCTCTATAGTGTTGATAATTTATTGTCTAATAAAAAAACAACCAATAGTGATGAACATATAGGGTACATGAAGGGAGTCCAAGAGGTCATTACGAGACTGGAAGTTTTAAGTAAAGGAAGGGAGGGTGATTAGACTTGTGTCTATTTAAAACACCGAAAATCTCCACACCTCAGGTACAAACCACAGCGGCACAGTTAGTTCCCTCTACATCTGCTGAGGAACCTGATAGTCCGCAGTTTGGTGGTACTGAGGATACCTTCAATAAGCGTAAAGGTCGAAACGCTTTGAAAATCAATCTTGACAAAGGTGGATATAACCCTGTCAACTATTAAAACTTTAAGGAGACAAGATGTGCAGTAAAAAACCAAAAATCACTTATCAAGAAGCCGCCGCACCTGCCGCCGCTCCTGTTGCCGCACCGACTGATACAGGCAATATGACAACTATTGATACTGAAGGTCAGAAGCGAAAACGTAAAGCTGTTGGTAAGAAAAAACTAATGATTAATTCAAATGCGGGTTCTGGAACTGGTGTCAATGTTTAAAGGCGGTGATGTCTGATAGATAATAAAAAACTATCAGTCGACCTTAGTGATCCTCAAAGGGAAACGGCAAAGAAACTCTATGAACGCTTAAAGTCTGTACGTGACGCTTATACGAAGCGGGCTGAAGACTGTGCGGCTATGACGATACCTGCACTTTTCCCAAAAGAGAGTGACACAGACTCTACAAGTTACCAAACACCTAATCAGAGTGTTGGTGCTCGTGGTGTCAATAATTTGTCGAGTAAATTACTCTTAGCGTTGTTTCCACCTAATAGCCCTTTCTTTAGATTGTCTATCAGTGACAAGATACAGGCAGAGCTTGTAGATAGGGAAGAACTACGACAGGAAGTTGAACAGGCACTTCTACGAATTGAGCAGTGCGTTATTCGTTATATCGAAACAAGACAAATCCGTGTGACAGTAAAAGAAGCTCTAAATCAGCTCATTATTGCAGGTAACTGTCTTTTGTTTTTACCTCCTGCTGAAGGTGGAGCGAAACTTTATCGACTGTCAAACTACTGTGTCCAAAGGGATGCTTTAGGAAATGTCATTCAGATAGTTACTATTGATACTCTTGCCTATGCGACACTACCTGACAACGTAAAGACCCTTGTAGCATCTGATGGGCGACAACATGAAATGGACGAAAAAATAACTGTTTACACTCATGTTTACCTAGAAGGTGACCAATACCGGAGTTATCAGGAAGTAGACGAACAAGTCATTGACGGTTCCGAACAATTTTTCCCAAAAGAAAAGACTCCGTGGATTGCCCTTCGTATGGTCAAAGTCGATGGAGAATCGTATGGTCGTAGTTTTGTCGAAGAATATTTAGGAGACTTACAGAACCTTGATGCCCAATCAGAAGCAATAAGAAATTATTCAGCTATCACAAGTCACATTATTTACCTCGTGAACCCTATGGGTGTCACTCAGGTGCGTAGGGTGGCTAAAGCTAAATCCGGTGAATTTGTACCGGGCAGAAGTGAAGACATCGAAGCCTTGCAGACAAATAAACTCAACGATATGTCTGTAACTAAATCATATATTGATGGGCTTGAACAACGTCTAAACTTTATCTTTCTATTAAATAGTGCTGTTCAAAGGAACGCAGAGCGTGTCACAGCGGAAGAAATCCGTTATGTAGCTGGGGAGCTTGAAGACACACTCGGGGGAACTTACAGCATCCTCTCACAAGAGCTACAACTGCCATTGGTAAGACGCTTAATGGTTCAATTAGAAAGTGCGGGTGAAATTCCGACCTTACCAAAAGAAGCAGTTGAACCGGCAATCACAACAGGTTTAGAAGCCTTAGGGCGTGGGCATGATCTAAATAAACTGATAATGCTTAAAGACATTATTGCATCTATACCTGAAGCCGCTCAAATGATGAAAATGGACAAACTTGTCTTAATGCTGGCTACGTCTCTCGGTATTGACACTACGGGTCTCATAAAGACTCCTGAAGAACTCCAAGAGGAACAACAGCAACAAATGGCTATGCAACTTGCAAGCCAAGCAACGCCGAACTTAACTAAAGGTATGGTAGATGCGGCGACCCAATCACAATAATAAAGGAGGAATTAAATGTCTACAGTAGAAGTAACTCTGCCTGAAAACACTACTACCGAGGAAACTGAGGTCAAGGACACAGAAATATCGGAGGAACAGGAGGCTGTAGTCGAGTCACCCGAAGGTGCCCCTGAAGGTGACACAAAGGAAACAGAAGACACCCCTGAAATCAGCGAAGAAAAGGCACTCGAAACAGAAATCAAAGACCAAACAAAGGCTATTGAAGATGCAACAACTTTGCTGTCTGATAAGGGGATTAACTATGAAGCATTGACCGCCGAGTATGATACTAACGGCTCTATCTCTGCTGAAAGTTATGCCGCCTTAGAAAAAGCTGGTTTCCCTGCGTCTGTTGTAAATGCTTACATTGCAGGTGTAGAAGCGACTCAGAATAAGATTGTCGATGCTGTTTACCGTTATGCAGGTGGTCAGGCAGAATACGAAAAGGTAACTGCTTATATCCAAGCAAAAGGCAAAGAAGATGTCGATAGTTTTAATGCTCTTATTGACAGTGGTAATGTCAGCGCAATCAAAATGGTTATTGCGGGGGCTAAGGCTGAAATGACAATGAACCGTGGCACCTCTAAAGCGACTGTTTTAGGTGGCGGGATTGGTGCTCCTAGCGGTGGCTATGCAAATGAGATTGAAATGGCAGAAGCAATGGCAGACCCACGTTATAGTACCGATGAAGTATATCGTAAGCAAGTCGCCACTAAACTATCTAAATCTGCTTTTATCAGCTTTAACAACTAAATATTATGAAATTAAGACACCTATAATGGGTGTCTTTCTTTATTTATCAAACATTTAAAATTTGAAAGGATGATTTATTAACTTGGCACAAACACTCGTAATTTCTTCTCCGGGTCTTGATTCTAACAACGCTGACGCTGGTCGTCTCAAAATGTTCTTGACCCAATTCGGCGGTGAGGTAATGACCGCCTATCGTCGTTTCTCTGTGACTCTTGGTCGCCATATGGAACGTACTATTTCCAACGGCAAAGCGGCAGACTTCCCGGTACTTGGTCGTAAAATTGCAAACTACCTGACTCCGGGTAAATCTTTGGATGATCTGCGTAAGGCT